CCCAGATGTACGTATGATATCCCTAGCTAAATGTTTTAAATCCTCAATGGTAACTTTGTACCGTTCCAAAATATCTTCAGCCGTAAAAGGGGCTATACGATATGAAGTGGACCAGACAAAGCGATTAGCACGGCGCATATGCATATACTCAAGTTTCTTGAGCATTTTGCGCCAACGGCCAGGACTCAACGTCAGGCCGATTCTGAGGACAGAATAAGCCTCGAATAATTCGGGCACATAACGTAATTCACTGCACAAGCCAACTAGTTTCTCTACAGCTAAGGCTAAATAACACTGCGGGTTAGTGTAATTTTTGGTAGTGAGCGGGTTCTTGGATAAAAGTCTACCAACCTCCGGGTGTAATACAAATCCATCAGAGGTTTGCGCAAAGAAACTACTGCAATAATCTAGTTCTAAATACCCTCTAGGTTTATCATTGCAGTTAAAAGTGCTGGTAATACCCAGACACCCAGTGGTGTCTTGAAAGACACTAGCTATGCGTTTCTTGGCCCAACGGATAGCAGAGGGGGAATGGGTGTGGCTTGCATCAAATGTCAAATAGCCGAAGGAGTCATCACCACAGCAAAGAACGTTATAATCAGCGACAAGTCTCTGATTAAAACGTTCCTTGTATTCCAGATTATATCTATAAATGCAAAAAGCATTTATACACATATTGAGCAAATTATTGCTCAAACTGGTGTGGGGATCACCCGAACGGCGTGTTCCGCGGAGCATATAAGCTAATTTCTCTTGGGTTTCCCTGATGTAAGCATTGTAATACCAATTACCGGCATTACAATCAATTAGCCTATTGACAAGGTCTCTCTCCTCAGGGAACTGGGCTAAGAAGTGGGAAAATAAAATTTTCTCAACCTGCATAAGCTCAGGACTGATAGAGGAGTCATACTTAGAGTAGTCGTTGGCAAACCATAGGTTCACGGTATTTTCGGAATAATAATCCTGTAATAAACGACCAGTCTCAGTACGGGTCAGACCTAATGTCTGCTTCTCTTTAATATCATGATCGGATAACTGTTTTGAAATCGAACGTTTAATCGAATCAAAAATAGGTCCGTATGTAACAGTTATACTTTCAGAGGGAGCGGAAATAATGCGCGCTACTTTCTCACGATTACAGTTTACAAGTTCGTTTTTCACGAATGGATGGTATTGCTTGTAATCTTTATCAGTGAGACCCTCATTGCGCACACGCAAGTGTTCACGAAACATACGTTGTCGTTTACGGGTGTCCCAGTGGTCGTGTTTACCTAACCAACCACGGTCAACATCTCCGAATTCGACGAGTTCCTCAATGGGGTTGAACTGTTTGACCCATTTGGCAGCAAATTCTCGAAATTCGAGCATAACACCCCGATCAATGGGGAGATATTTGCGGCCCTGGCGACATTCTATCGCAGCCTTAAGATTCGCACCGGTGTTGGAGTGTAAATTAAAATCACTCTCAAAATAAGGTAAAACGGCACGAACCGGCTTGGGTTCATATGTTTCGGGTCTAGCTAAATCTTGCTTAAGACATTTGAAATTGGCACTGATCTTTTTAGGAACATTTTCAATGACTTTAGGATTTATCGATGTAACAGATCTAGTAACGATCTTTGAAAATTC